CGTGTCCGCAGGTTAAGAAATACCAGCGTTGTTTAAATGTACTTTTAAAGATATGGATTTGCCTGTTTATAAAATAGTCGTTAATGAAGACGATGACACCGGAGTAGATTTCGTGTCTCTCGTTGACCGCCCTGCCATACAAAAGGACTTCATGCTGTTTAGTCAGCAGTTTGTTGAGCCCGGTGCGAAAGAAAGCGAAGAGGAGTTCATCGGGCGTTGCATTCCGTACATGGTAGGCGAGGGGATGGAACCAGACCAAGCCGCTGCCGTGTGTTATAGCAAATGGGAAAGCCGTAAGGAATTTGAAAGCTATGACGATTATCCAGAGGCAGCCAAAGAAAATGCAAAGGTGGCTTTGCGCTGGGCAGAGGAAAACGGATGGGGTGACTGCGGTACACCCGTAGGCAAGATAAGAGCAAACCAACTGGCCAATGGTGAAGCTATCACCCGTGAAACGATTGCACGGATGGCATCATTTGAGCGTCACAGACAGAACAGCCAAAAAGAACTTGGTGATGGATGCGGTCGTTTGATGTGGCTTGCGTGGGGTGGTGATGAGGGTATCGAATGGGCGCAGCGCAAACTCCAGCAAATTGATATGAAGCAGGCATACAGCGTGCAGGATGAAGAGAAAAGAATTGTAACCGGGCCCGCAATGTTGGCTGATTTACCGATTTACCGCTATGATGACGTGCGTGGTGAGTATTATGTGACCTTTGATGCACCCACCATCTGGACTATTGCCAAGAAGTTTGTCCGCAAAAACTTCTACAAGGCAGTAAATACCGACCACGAGACACCAGTTGACAGCGGTGTTCACATGATTGAGTCATATTTCATTGACCGAGAGCGTGGTGTTATGCCACCGAAAGGATATGAAGATGCCAAAGACGGCAGCTGGTTCCTGACTTATCTTGTTGACAATGATGAATTGTGGGCAAAGGTAAAGGCAGGCGAATGGAAAGGCTTTTCCGTTGAGGGCTTTTTCGACATGGAACAGCAGGATGAGGTAGTAACCTTGATGCGTGAAATAGCGCAGATGCTGAAAAATTTTGCATAGGTTTTTGGTCTTGTACCTTTTATGGTATGGATTTCAAAACAGAACTTTCAGAAATGAAGAGCGGACTTGCGGCTTTTATGGCCGAAGTTAAGCAGCGTTTCAATGAAGTTCCGGCTGAAACTGTTGAAGCTGCGTTTGGTGAGTTGACTCTGGTTGACGGCACTATCGTAGTATTTGACGGTGATGAATTAAACGTGGGTTCCATGCTGTCCGTTAAAACTGAGGAGGGTGTAATACCTGCCCCAGACGGTGTGCATGAAACTACCGATGGTCTGCTTATCACTACCAAAGACGGAGTTGTTGAACTTATCGAAGAGAAAACCGCACCCGTTGAGGAAGTTGAAGTAGAAAATCAATTCGCAAGCTTGGAACAATTTGATGCACTGCGTGCCGCCAACGAAGAGATGGCAAAGAAAATTGCCACCCTCGAAAACGCCCTTATCAATGTGTTGGGCAAAGTTGAAGAGACTTTCTCTGTATTTGAGAAGTTCGCAGCAACTACACCTGAGCCGACTAAGAAGCCAATCGGTGCAGTAAAACAAAACAGACAGGACAACTTCAATGGCTTTTTGTCCGCAATCAAAAAAATCAAATAATTAAATAATCATGGCATTTGACGTAACTGGTTTATCGAATTACACCAAAGAGGAGAGCTTACAGCTCCTGACCAAAGCTATGTTCAACGCAAAAACCGCTTCTCTTTTGAACGGTGCTGGACAGGTTCTCCCCGGTATCAAGAGCGCAGAAATACTGCCCCTGCTGTATTCTGACGTATTTTTTCAAACTGACAGCTGTTCTTACCAGACCAGCGGCAACACAACCCTTTCTAAGCGTACCCTAACCGTAGGTAAGTGTAAAGTACAAGAGACCCTTTGCCCTAAAGACCTCGAAACTAAGTACACACAGAAAGCCCTTAACGCTGGCGAAGCCATCGACATGGGTGTTTTCACCGAGCAAATTGGTGCTGAAAAAGCTGCCGATATTGCCGAAGCTATCGAAACTGCTATCTGGCAGGGCGATGCTACTGGCGGAACTGGAAACAACGCTTTTTGGGATGGCTTTTTGACTATCCTCGATGACTTGGGTTATGGTGGTGCTGGCGACCCTATCAAGGGTAACGTAGCTGACGCCTACGCTTCAATCACTTCAAGCAACATTGATGACATCATCGGAACTATCTACGGTGTTATTCCTGCTGCTCTGCTTGGTAAGGCCGACCTGTTCATCGCAATGGGTGTTGACAGCTTCCGCAAATACCGTCAGTGGTTGGTAGGTGCTAACTTGTACCACTACCCTGCTAACGAAGTAGCCGAACTGGAAATCATCGACCCTGTGACTGGTATCAAAATCTACGGTCTGCACGGTATGAACAGCACCAACAAGATAGTTGCTGGCCTTTGGTCAAACTTCTTCTTGGGTACTGACATGATGAACGAAGAGGAAGAGTTTGAATTCATCTTCAACCCATTCGAGCGCAGAGTACAGTTCCACGCTGCTTTCAAATACGGAACGCAGATTGCTTACCCTGAGCAGGTTGTTTACTTCAAACTTCCTTAATCACTAACTAAGCAGTAAGTTACCAAATAGTAAGTTAAACCCGGGGGGTGGGGATACAACCTCACCCCCTTTAATTTGAAAATAAAAATATGGCTTGTGTATTAACCACCGGATTTACCCTCGATTGCAAAACCGCATCCGCAGGTATAAAAACCATTTGGCTCGTTGAATTTGATGCCAAATCTACCCTAACTAAATCAAGCGGAGAAGTTTCCGCACACACCTTGTCAGGTGGCAAATCCTATTTCAAGTACGAACTTGAAAAAGAAACTGCCTCAATGACTTGGCGTACTATCCCATCAACTGAGAACGGCACTGTGTTTTATGAAGCCGACCTCGTTGCTCGTCTGCACAAAGTTACTACTGCCCAGCGTAACGAAATTAAGTTGCTGGCTCAAAACAAAATGCTGGCCATTGCCCTTGATGCAAGCGGTGATTACTGGCTGCTGGGTGCTGACTATGGTGTTCAGTTGCAGCAGAGCGAAAGCAATTTCGGTCAGGCATTTGGAGATTTCAAAGGCCATGTGCTGAACTTTTTGCACAAAGAAACCGACCTGCCTTTGAAAGTTCAAAGCGCTGTTGTATCTTCGCTCGCTCTTGGTTCTTGATGATTTGAGTGTTTCATGCAAAGAAGGTCACCTACGGGTGGCCTTTTTTGTTTAACATCAAAACTATCTACTTTTATAGTTGATGTTGTACATCACCAAAGGCGGCACACCAGAACTGATAATCACAGGCAAGGAGAAAGTGACAATTTCTCCCGTGTATTATTTATTAGTATTCGAAAGTGAAATGTCGCAGGAACGCAAGGCATTTATTGTGGCAGATAGCAGCACATCACCCAACAGATATCAGTTATTTTCATTTGTTGAGGGTAGCAGCACAGCCAAAACGCTGGCCGTAGGAACGCATTATTGGTCACTATACGCACAAACAAGCCCAAGCAACACAAACTATCTGCTGGCAAACGAGGAGATAGACAGAGGACTTGCATACGTTTCTACCAGCCACACCCCATTCAATGACCACGAGGTCAATACAACGATTAAACAGCACAACGTAGGATGAGTTTTGAACTATTACGCATAAATTTTGCCGAAAGCAAGCTGCCAGTATTCAAAGAGAATAAGAATAAGGGCATAATGTACTACGGGGAGGACAACGCATTCCCCCAACACCTGCTTGAATTTTACAACCGCAGCCCAAAACACGGTGCTATTGTTCGCCAAAAGGCACGATTTGTAGCAGGTGATGAAACCGTTGTTGACGGCAATCCCAATGCTGCAAAAATAATCGACTACGTGAACCCGTATGAGGGCGTGCAGGAGTTCAAAAATAAGCTGGCTCTGGATTATGAGCTGTTTAATGGATTCGCATACGAGGTCCACTACAACAAATTGGGTCAACTGGCAGCACTTTATCACGTGGATTTCAGCAAAGTTCGCACACTGGACCACGAACTTTATATGTACGCAGAGGATTGGAAAAAGGCGAAGCATGAGGACATGAAGCATTACCGCCCTTTTAATCCCAAAAAGGCACAGCCAATGGAAGTTCAGTTGTTTTACTTCCGTGAATACGCACCGGGGCTGGGTGTTTATCCTTTGCCACCTTACCAGCATTGTTTGCAGTACATTGAGATTGACGTAGAGATAGCTAATTTCCACAACAATAATATCCGCAATGGCTTCAGCAACGGAACTTTGGTACAGTTGTTTAAGGGCCAACCCTCGCAGGAGATTGCATACGAATTTGAGCGGAAGTTCAAAGCCAAAACAACTGGCACAGACAACGCTGGCGGTGTGCTTATCCAGTTCAATGAGATGAACGAGAAAGAGGCGACCATCAACCACTTGCAACCGAGCGAGATGGACAAACAATTTCTGCAACTCAATGAAACTGTGCAGGATGAGATTTTTGTAGGTCACAACTTCCCCAAAATTCTGTTGGGTTACGCCACAGAGGGTGCGCTCGGACAGCGAAACGAAATGATACAAGCGTATGAGTTGCTGCATAAAAGCTACATCAACCGCAGGCAGAGTAAACTTGAAACCTGCCTTGAAAATACGCTTGAAACCGTTTATCCCGGCATCATAATTACAACCAAAGATAGTGAGTTTTTGGGATTGGATTTTGTTGCATTGTATCAGGCAAACATTGCCACGCTGGAAGAGACACGCAACGCACTTGGATTACCAACAACACCACAACCGCAGGCAGTCACTTTTTCATCACAGATTAAGTGCGAGTGCGAAATGTGGAAAGACAGCGACATCGAGGTATTTTCAAAGTTCGGCATCAGTGCTGATGAATTTGAAGACGTGCCGATGCTATTTGCACTGGACACAAAAGAGAAAAAAGTATTGGCAGTGGTAACAGCTGATGAAAAAGCCACCGTCAAAAACATTGCTGATGCGGTAAAACTTGATGAACCCGAAGTAATTGAAATCCTGAAAAAACTGCAAAGCGATGGCAAGTTGAACTGGACAAACAACGCAATCAAAAT